AGAAAAAGGTGATGTTAGAGAAGTTACGCAAACGACTACAACGGTGGAAAACAAAACCACAGAAGACATCCTCCACGCAGACACGGGTATTGTGGGCAACACCAAGCACGGAGATATGGACTATGACTGGGGAGGACTTGGCCCCGCAAGTATGCCAAACTGCGACAACTACTTCGGAACCGGAAGATGTGGTAAGGGCACATCAAATTCTCTAACAACATTTGATCAGTATGTAGATATAAGTGAGTTTCACATATCTGACGGAGGTACACTAGAATGGGAACTACAAATGTACCATTCACAAGCAAACACAACAGGGTACTTTCAAACAAAAGGTTATAATGATAACATACTCCAGTGGGATACAGGAGCAATAACCTTAGAAAATAACCAAACTCCAACAACGTATTCAGGTTTACATGACTTTGCTGGAGATTTAGATAGAGTATTTATAAGAGTAGGCGGAGCGAAGAATTACTTTTTTGATAATGTAGCCTACACAGTTAATTATAATGTAATAACTACAACTGTAGAAACATGGGTAGAAGTATTACAACCATTGCAAGCTCAGGAACAAATAACACAAACTATTGTAGATAGTTATACAAGTGTAACAGTACCAAACGAAGATAGTTTTGAGGAAATAAACATAGACGATGTGGTGATGATTGATTTAGATATGCCAGATATGTCTATGCCAGATGATTTTGAACCGGGTATGCCTGAAACAATAAGTATTGGTGTCTCAGAGGGTATGTTTCAGGATATGGATATGGGGGAAATGTCCATGCAAGAGGTGATGGTAGAAGTAGAAACTATGGTAGCGGAAATACAAGACATAGGTATGGAAGTAGAAACTGTAGAAATAAACATGCCAGAGCCACAAGAAATAGAAGTTACTGTAGAGGATTCACAAGAATCTGTAGAAGTATTGGAACAACCAAAAATAGAAGCACAACCAATTGTAGAAGAACCTGCACAAGAGAATGTAGAGGAGACCGTAGAAGTTGCTAACACTGAGATGGAAACTCCTGAGATTAAAGAAGAGCCTAAAAATGAAGTTGAAGCAGAAGAAAAAACAACTACTAGCAGTACAGTGGAAGCTAAAGAAGTTAATGAAAAACCGCAAGAAAAAGAAGTAGCACAGGAAGAAGCACAAGAAGAGAAACAAGCGGTTAAGGAAGAACCAAAAGAAGAAAAGCAAGTGGTTGAGGAAGAAACTAAAGAAGAACCTAAAGAAGTAGCAGAAAACAAACCAACAAAAGAACAAGAGCAAAAACAAGAAAAAGCAAAACAGATTATAGAAGGGTTACCTAATAGTTATGACCCTGTATCACAAGTTACTACTTTAGCTCTTGTAAATGCATTAGGACCAAATATAACAACGTATCAATCTCAGGTGGTACAGCCACAACCAATATGGTATGCACCAGAAGAAATTTATACTGATGCAATTTTACCTGATCCGTTAGGAAATTATATTAGTGTACGATCAAATCTACAAATAGAAAAAATGATTGGACAACAGTATGAGTAATGAGGTAGAATATAAAGGAATTAAAATTAGGGGTGGCAAACTCCTATTAATACTACCATTACTTGGAACTCTCGGAGGTGGCATATGGGCTGGTTTTGAGGGTTATGCTCGTTGGGTAGCAATGGAGGAAAAAATTGCTGGATACGTTGCTCCTGATCTTACTGGTTTTACTATAAAACTTGATGTACTAGAAGAAAAACTTGCTGGTATAGAAACAGTAGTAGAATCTGAATTAGATTCAGTAAAAACTAACATAGAGACAGAGATGTCTACTGTAAAAGAATTAGTTGGTGCAGCACAAGATGATGCAAGAACAATTCGTACAGATCTAAGAACAGATATACATGAT